GTTGTCATCGCATTACCAATAGCAGCATTAGCACCTTGCAATGCACCTACACCCATACCAAAATAGTCAGGTCCAGTTGTAGCAGCATTAGCAGCTAAATTAGTAGCTTGACCAATAGCAGCGGAAGGTTGAACAACAGTTTGTGTAGGAATAGGTTTAGGCTGTGATGTCAGCTTTTGACCAGCGGTCAGCACATTACCATATTGTTGTGCAATTAATTCTTGTAATTCTTGTGGTGTCATTACACGCTCTCTATTCCTCTTGCTTCACCAGGTTTTTCTGATTCTGGATCAAGACTATTCATAAGTTTATACATTGCTTGAGGGCCTCCAGCATTATCTACTGCTGCCGCAGTAAATACAAATTCGCCGTCACTCAACTTGGCATCAATCAAATCGTCTTTCGGACCTCCAGGTCCATATACCATACCACTTTTCCTTAAATTATCCATACCTCCTTTTGCAAAAGAGGCAACACCACCTTGGTTCATTGAGTAATAAGGGTTTATATTTTCAAAAAAGTCTTTGTCAGCACTTCCTGATTTTAAATAAGGATTTTTTGTTGGATCGTAAAATAAATCTTTTTCATCTTCAGACATTACAGCAGATGCTATTGTTGCACCAACCGCACCTAATTTTAAAAGAGGTGAATATTTTGCAAAGAAATCAGTTTCGTCTTCATTAATTAAACTTCCGGTAATTCTTTTTAATAAACCTGGTTTTGCGACCTCTTGTGCAACTGTTTCTCTAACAGCACCAGAGCTTCCAGCTAAGGGATCATAAACTTTACCTTGAATTGGTATATTAGATGTTGCAGCAGGAGTCATGCCAAGACCACTTTGAACACCACCCATGAAAGAACCACCTGGTTGCAACATTGAATCTATACCTCTAGCTGCTGTTCCAAAGGCAATATTTCGTAAAACGTTTTCAGGTTTATCACCTGCAAGTAAACCAATACCTCCTTGTAAAACTGCTGGGTTTGCTAATATAGGTGCAGTTTTTGCCAAATTTTGAATAAAGGATGTTTGTGGTAAAAGTAAACCAATACCGACTTGCGCAACAGGGTTTCTTAATAAATTTTTAGCTGCTGAGAAAATCTTCTTAAACATTTTTACTCCGGTAGTGTATGTGCTCCAGCAAATACATTAGGAGCTGTTACGTGAACATCTCTTCTTATATCCGCTTCAGTTGTTTCTGTTTCAGGATTGTCAATATCAGCCTGACACTCCTCATGTGAATTATATTCTTGACCTGTTTTAGTGTTTGTTATGGTGGTTTCTACTTTAGCACTATAAACAGGAACTTTTTTACCTTCGATATCGTCATATCGTAAGATTTTTGGTTCATCTACAATTTTCGCCATACTATAGTTTTATAGGCGAAAAACTAATAAATCAATAGGTTTCGAGTAAACTATCTACGATGTTTTTAGCTTTGAATTTCATTTTTATAGGTAATTCTGAGTAAAGATTAATATTGTGATTATATTCAAAAAGCTTACCGTATTCAGCATCTCTCCATAAACAAACTCCTTTTTTAGGGGTATTTTTAAAAGCAGACATATGATTTAGACATGAGTCTATTGAAATAAAACTTTTGCAATATTTTGTCATAATCAAATAATCCCTATATTGCGGAACAATTCTAGGCACAAATGTATTTTGAAATTGTGCATCTCCATTATTTACATCAATAATCTTCATGCCCATATCCCTAGATAATATATTTATTACTTCTTGTGCCGTATCTAATTCTAGGTTACGACCGCCTATTTGATTTAAGTCTTTATTTAAATCTCTATCAGATCCTGTAAATTGCACTAAAACAAAATCGTCAAGTTCCTGTAAAAATTTGCTATAATACCGCTCTTCTTTATCTGAAAAAGTAATTGTATGATATAGCTCATCGCACGGCAAATTTAATTTCTCGTGAAAAGCTTCTATGAGGTGTTGTTTATTTTTGCAGAAATTTCCAAAATAAGGTTCAATATAAATAATATTTTCAAAATTATCATAGAATTTTTTCATGTCATAGGCGCCCCAACCAATGTCAGGATATACACCCTCAATCATAGGATGATTTAAAAAAAGTTTATCCCAAACTGTAGTTACACATATTTTTTTATCTAATTTATCAAGAACCGATGTAAACATAATTTGTTTACCAATTCCTCCATTAAGAATATGTAAGTCCACTATATAAATATGCTATTGAAAGCCTATATTACCCGAGATTGATATGCGATAGTCATCAGAAGTATAGAAAGGATAAACTTGATGATTTAAAGATGCAGGAAATAAAGCCATCTTACCCTCCCATTCTTTGTCTACAGGAACTGCATGAGACACAATTTGACCAACTTCATTATTCATTAAAAAAATAAAGTGCCCTGCCCTTATTTCATCCTCTTTCATGTGTGGAAATCTTGCTTTCTCATCAGTCATTTTGTAAGGCACTTTATGCCATATAACAAAACTAAACAATCCATCATGCACGTGAACTGGATTAAACTCGTATTTACTTTGATAGTTAACCCAAAGATTATGTAGCTGTAGATGAAATTGTTTGCTTTTATGCATGCCACTTATTCTAGCGTAATAACCAGGATACTTCTCAAAATGAGCTTGAATACATTTATCAATCATAGGCCAAACAATGGGTTTACCCTCTGGTATCATAAACTCTTTCTGTATGTTACCTGCTAAATCATGATTAGCTTTTTCGGTGTGTTTTTTGTTAATTACTTCGTCTAGTTTTTTGGTGATGTCTTCAGGGACAGTGGTGAATAAATACATTACTGTTGTTGTTTTACCTCTAATAAAGATACCTCAATCATCGCTCTCGAGGCTGCGTTTGCTTGTACTTTCATTTTATCTCCTTCTTGATAAACCATACTTGTGCTTATTGTATTCGTGTCAGATGCTGATACATCTACTTGAAATACCTGAAAATCTGCACTTCCGTTATTATGATCAATATTTACTGTAACTGCGCTTGATCCATCGTAGTTGTGAGTATTTATTGTCTTCACTATAAACGTAGACACTGGCACAGGTGGTGTCGCTGCAACATTTGCAGTAGGTACCTCAAATATGGTTGTCAAATCTGTAGTCGTTAGATTTGCAATAAATCTTTTAAATACGTCAGCCATTAACTAAAAAACCACGATCTTCTCGTGGACTCCTCTTGTGTGTCTTGAGTATATTGTGTATTTAACTGTTGAATCATCTCCTCAAGCTGTCTCGTTAATTCTGCTGCTTGAGATGCATCATACTCAGGTCTGGGGTCAGGAAATCGTTGTAGTGTTAATTTTGCCATTATATAAGTATATCACACAAACCAACCAGCAACAACATATCTTGAGCCTTTAGTAATTTCTTTAACTTTATGTAGTATGATACTATTTGAAAACAATAATAATCTACCTTTTTTAGGATAAATGACAGTTTCATTCTCAAAAACTGTTTGACCTCCTTCTAAGTCTTGATTTAAATATAATATGAAAGCTAAGGTATCACCAGTATCATAGTGATTTTTCATTGAACTTCCTTTCTCTCTTTTTACAATTTCAAGTTTATCAAGTTTATTTTTTACGCCAAAATCATTACATATTTTTTTTACGATACCATTATCCTGTATGGTAAGTGGTTGTGTGTTGTCATAGCTGTATGTTGAATTTAAATTTTTATTGTAGGTATCAATATATTTTTGACACTCCACATCTGATATATAATTATCTACACAAGTGAAAAATTTTATCACTGTATATTACAAGTCATAGATAATTTAGGTTTACTTATCTCAATTACTTGATGATCGGTATTTTTATCAAACCAGATTACATCTTGATTATCTAAAACAACTTCTTTATTATTTATTATCCATTTTGATGTGCCATAAATATTTTTTACAATAACTGGATAATCGTGTTTGTGTTTTTCAAAAGAAACTGATTTGAGTCCATTACCAAAATAAAAATTACAATTAATACGTTTTTGAAAATGATCGTTTAATACTTCTTGTATTAAAAAAGTGCTATGATTAAAACCACCTATGTTTGATAAAATTAAAGAGTATCCGTCCTCATAACAATCAATTGCCCTTGCTGAGTTTAAGTATTGATCATCATCAAAAAAATTTTGATGCTTTGTGCCATTCTCATTAATAGCTTCAATACTAGGCTGACCGTCAATATAATGCATCGGCCATCTTCTTCTGTCTAGTAATCTATCTAAAACTTCCGTCTCTGAAAGACTTACTTGAATTTTATTTAATTTATTTAAGATACTATCGTCTACCATCTGGTTGTATATCAAATCTTTGTGTTCCAAGTCTCCATGCAGTTCCCGTAGTGTTAGAAACTACATTAACTGTAAACTCTCTACCTCTTCCACGCAAACTTACAAACTCTGTAGCGTCAGTAAATGTTGCTGTTTTTATAGTGCTTGTGCTAGTATTTGGATAATTTTTAAATTCAAGCTTTGCGTTTAAGGTTCCTAATTGATTCTGCACGTCAGGTATAAGTTTTTGCACAAACAACATATCATTACCCTCACCAATTTCAACAGATCCAGATTTTACAAAAGCTATCATTGCTTGACCATCCGCATCATTACCTGTTTCATGTAAAAATAATTGTGTGGCACCATCTGTTAATCCAGAAATTGTTTCATTATTAGCTATTGTGGTTGACAAATACTCAGTACCAACCGGGTTTTCATAAACTTCTCTATCAATCCATGTTGTTCTAGATAATGTTCCAGTCCACCACGTCTGCTCGAGATAATTATAAGCAACAATGGCATTTATTTGATCAGATCCTGTTCTAGGATAAAACCACATAATCTCATTAAACTCACCATTATGCCCTGCAAAAGCATTTTCTGCACCTGTTATGTTAATATTATCAAAAACAAATTGTTCTACAGTGCATGGCAATTTTTTAACAGTACCATCAAATAGAAAGAAAGAATCTTGTGACATCCAATAGGCCACACCATTTAAATCTAGCCCCGCATGACTACCAATAATTCCACAGTTCTGACCTAATTGACGTAGTCCAAATGTAAATGGTGGACCAATAAATTGCATTGCATGAAGGGAAGTATCAGTCCAAACAAGTATCTGGCCCCTTGATCGCTCTGCGGCTACGATACGAGATCCATCTGCAATTCTAAGTGAGCCTGCTGTATTTTCAGCGGTTGGTTGATACGTCGTAATATTTTCTTGATCAGAAAATCTAATTAGTAAATCGTCTTGAGAATTTGTAGTTCCAATTGTATTTTCTGTACCCATAAAAACTAAATGTCTATCAGGTGTAGAAACTAAACTTAATCTTGATGCCGTGGGTGCCCCTGATATCGCTGCAGCTCGTGTGGATACACCTGTTGAAGTATCCCATTGAAAGGCTCCACCATTTAAAACTGTTGCAATTAAATCTTCACCAAAGTTATCTAGTGACCATTGTCTTGCTTCTAATGTCACATTAGATGTAGTTGAGGGTGATCCCCAACCTCCTGCGCCCCAACCATCAGTACCCCAACCAAATGCTGATGTAGAAAGTTCAGGGCCAATTGATATTTGATACTTCGCATTACCACTTCCTCCTCCACTTGCAGTTGATCCTGAAGCAGCAGATGTTGTAGTCACAACATAAGCATCGCTGTTAGCTACAGAGGTTATTTCAAACTCTTTATTCATGTCCAAACCATCTATGGCTGAAAAAGAATCAAATGTAACAAAGTCTCCTTTTTGTGCACCATGAGAGGTGTCTGTTACTACAACTGATGTTGTTGCATTTGTAGTAAACGGATTAGTTAATGCTTGTGTTTCTCTGATAGGTGTAATGTCGTAGGCTAAACCCTCTTCTACCACATATAGCTTTCTGTCAGTGCCAATAGCGTTGTATCGAGTGCCATCTAAGGCGACCCAAGCATGCATGTCTCTAGCGACACCAACTAAAGTCGTGGAGATAAACTTCTCCCACCCTTTGATCTTTTGTGGTAATCCTTGAAAAAAGCGTACATTATCACCGTCTGTCCACTTGCCTTCGCCTGTGTAGTCAGTTACTTCTTTATTGATACCTGGTGCTGGTCTAAAATTAACTAGGGGCATGTGAGCACTATACTATCTTTTTTTTGCAAATAAAGTATCTTATCTATAGGACTTTTTTTTCCAAAAAAGCCTTTTATACTTATCCATTAAATATTGAGAATAACTCATACCAGCCTCCTCTTCCTCTTTAAAATCACACTTTTTAATTTTCATTTTCCAACTATCTCTTTTAAAAGGGATGACTAAGGCGAGTGGTGTTCCTTTAGGTAAGATAGTTTCTTTTTTTGATATATCTTGCGTCCAATAATATGGAAAATGTATTCTCATGGTGTAAATATCAGTATCCACCACACCATCTATTATTTTAAAAGGTAAGTTTCTATTGAAAGGAGTAGTAAAAATACAACTATACCCAGGTGGTGTTTTAATGTGCCAAGGATTCATAAATTTTGGCACGGCATCAATTGTTCTATAATTACTTCTAAGTTCTTTTGACACTTGTTGAGAATTGTGATGCTCATGACCTATTATACTTGCAAACTCTTCAGGCACATTTTCATGAAATAACTCAAAATGTATGTGTTTATCATTACCGTCAACCTTCTCTGTTATTTTAAAAAGATACTCCATGGGTGAGGTTATTACATAACCTATTGTCATAGCATCTAAAAAAGGAATACATTTTTTAACAGTTGGTGTAAAAACTATATTTTCTTTATCCCAAGAATTAGGCATGTTTTTATACGACTTAGGAATTTTAAGTAGTGAAGGAGTGGGTTTTTCTATGTAATCAGATATAGGTGATGAGAATATAATCTCTTTCATTTATTTTTTTTGAGCAACTAATGTGCCTACATGACCCTTAAATGCTCTGTTACCAAAGTGTGTAAGAGGCATGGATAAGTCTGCCCAAATTTCACCACCACATTCTTCTGTCCATAATCTTGAAAAATAATAATCCTCTGACAAATATCTTTTTTTGTCTAATGTTTGATATGGACCAACCGCAAATAAATCATAACAATTATCCGATCTATAATACCCACCATTTACAATTTGATCAGACTCATATTTACGCTCAGGAAATTTTTTCATCATCGTACGAAAAACCTCTCTCTTAACTAACATCATACCAGTAGCTGCCTCATTAACTCTAAAAAAACCGTTTTCGCCTTGTATTAAATCTGGATTATCAAAATTAACATTATATCCAAGTGCTTTTGCCTCTATCTCGTCAGATGTTGCATTAGGATTTTCTTCTAATATCTTTTTTACTTTTTCTAAATAAATATGTTTTCTAGGATAAATACCGCAAACCACATCTTTGTCTGCACATAATAATCTCTCAATATTTTGCCATTGGAAACCTATATCTGCATCAATAAATAATAAATGTGTAGCTACATAATCTGTTTGATCCATCATCATAGAGACTATTGTATTACGAGCTCTAGTTATAAGACTTTCATTACCCATGGATTGAAATCGTAATCCCACTTTTTTTGCCATGCTCCATTGTTGTAATTCTAATAATCCATGAACTGTCGCTTCTGAAACCATGCCACCGTACATTGGCATTCCTAAAAATATTTTAAAATTTTTGTCTTTTAATTCTTCTGGTTTGATCATCTATTTGCTCCTTAATTAAATGTTATTTTTAAGTTACCCGCTATTGTGATTGTGTTAGAACTTTTTCTTACCATATGCTCTAGGTAACTAGGAAAAATAATAATTTGATTTTCTCTACATTCAGGTACAAAGTTTTCTTTTCCAAATATAACACTTTTAAATTTGCAATTGGCATAAAAACAGTTCAATAATTTATAGGACGGATTTAAAAATACTGTCTTAGATTCGTCAATTTTCTTGTAAATTATGAAAGATAAATCTGAACCTACATGTATATGGTTTTCTTGAAAATCTGAATCATAATAATGGTTTTCCCAAATGTTAATAATATCAAGAGTGTAACGACGAATTATATCTTGATCTAATAAATTTATTATTACGTCTAATAAATATTTAGATGATGTTTCATCTATACTACTACCTTGACTATAAGAACTTGCAACATCAGATAGAAAATTTTTTTCTAGTTTAGAAGATTGAAGTGTAACTTTAGCTACATCTATGTTACCAATCCAAATCGGTATTGAAAATAAATCTAATTTCATTTTTTTACATCAAGTTTAATATTACCTGACACTGAAATTCTATATTCATCTGAAGTATAAAAAGGCAAAACTTGATGATGCATTTTTGCTGGAAAGAAAGCTATTTTTCCCTCCCATCTTTTATCTACAGGTATATCTTTAATAACAATGTTACCTAAAGATGTAGATGTAATAAATTGAAAAAACCCCGGCACATTTGTATTACTCTCTTTACCTGGACCTTTAGCTTTTTCTTCTTCAATTAAATACGGAACTTGTAACCAGAGAGCAAAACTAAAGACGCCACTGTGTGTATGTGCTGGATTAAACTCATGTTTTTCTTGAAAGTTTACCCACATGGTATCTAGAACTAAGGGTACATTATCATTTAAAAAATTAATTGTAGCAAGGTAACTATATTTTTTTTCATACTTATCAACTAAACCATATAAATATTCTTGAAATATAGGTCTTGCTTTTGGTATTAAAAACTCTTTTTTAATATTACCAGCCAAATCATGATTTGTTTTCTCCAATTCTTTTTCTGCAATAATTTCTTTTAACTTAACTATTAAAGGGTAAGGAACATTATCAATTATATATCCAAAATTTTCTAAATCATATTCGCTCATTTTATTTAAAATAAGGTCCAACCAACCAAGTAACAACGGATCTTCTTATGCCTGAAATAATAGGCTCAACTCCATGAACCAAAAAGGATGGAAAGATAATTACATCTCCAGGTTCTAATTGAGGATACTCTCTTTCATTGCCATAATGTAAATAGAGCTTTCCTCCTTCGTAGTCATCATTTAAAATAGTTATAATTGTAAGTTTTCTAGTTGTGTCAGAAAAATCTTCCAACACAGTATCAGTATGACTTTGAAAATGACCGTTTTTATCATACCGTAAAAATTCTGATTGATTTCCATGTGTAATGTCAAAATTCCAAAATTGTTTATTACAGTTTAAGCCCATACCAATTAAAGACGATGCTATGCCTCTATCTATATCTATTTGTATTTTTTTACTATCTCGAACACTTTTATCTTTACGATCTCCAACCAAAGTTGCATCCGCAGACTTGTCCATATTATTTTCAAAAGTATTAATAATTGATTCTAATGACTTTTTAGAAAATCCTTTTTTTAAAATTTTGTAGGGAGCTAGATCGCTGTCTAAGTGATGAGCTAACTTTTGTCTCTTATCATATTTCCATTGTGTATTAAGACCATTTGCATCTACGTAATGAACAAATACTTGTGCTTGCCAAACACCCTCAACATATTTTTCTCTCCAATGATAAATTTCTTGTCCTTTGTAAACAACAGCATCTCCTACATTCATGTTGATTTGTTTACAGTTCTCTTTTTTATTATCGTAACCCATATAAATTGGCCATGAATTTCCTTCAAAACCTAAAGTTATAGTTGCACTTATTTCACAGGAGGGTCTATCTCGATGAAGTTTTAATTCATCTCCTGGCGAATACCAACGAGCGTAAGCATACGTAGGTAAAAGTTTTTTACCTGTTGCGGTTTCAATATTGCTTGTAAGTTGTTCTAAAAGAGAATCAAAAAGAGGTGTGTGACCTAAAGAAAAAGATAAAGGACACTGATCATCTTTTGTAGCTTTTCCTTGATCAATTAATTTTTTAAACTCATCAACATACTGTTGACAATTTTCTTTATCTAAAAAATCTGGAAGATACACATAACCGTTTTGGTTAAAGGTTTCTGAACTAGAATTCATTTCTAGTTAAAACTTATCCTTTTTTCTTGGGATTTCAAGTTTTATTCAGGTTGTGGAGCGTGAGTAATTTCTTTAATGGTTGAATCTGAGTGATCATAATAATAATCGTCTGCAACAACAGTATCATCACAGTCTACCCAAAAGAAACTTGGGTGCACTTCAAATTCATCTGCTCTTACTTCTGAAACTCTATAAGCATTAGGTATGTCTGTATAAACAGGGTGCCATGATTTAGGAGTGTTTTCGTCTACAGGTGTATCTTTGTCAACATTATAAATTTGCTGCCATGAGGATATATGTTGTGGTATTTCAATTTTTGAAATTAATGCTTTAGCCATTATAAATACTCCTCAACAATAACGATTCCAGCAGAACCGTTTCCACCACCTGGTCTACTTGATGTATTAGCATCGGCTCCACCGCCACCAGCTCCAATCCCAACTGCGTTTTCACCGCCACCGTTAGAATCTTTAGCTTGACGACCACCACCACCTAACATAGTGTTACCTCCTTGACGATTAGTGCTTCTATACTGACCACCAAAGTCTCCTCCAGAGCCAGTGCCGGATGTGCCTGCATTACCTGGGTTTCCACCTGGAAAAGGATTTTTACTATTTCCACGTGAACCACCTGTTGCACTTACGAAGCTACCAAAGCTACTTGTTCCACCTGCGGCACCTGTGTTACAGTTAGTGTTGCCACTGTTTCCTCCAGCACCTCCCGATCCTACTGATACAGGTTGACTTGCACCAACAGTTGCGGCCTGTAATTCTTCAACAGCCACACCACCTGCACCAGATGGTTCACTAGGTCTTAGACCTGCTGAGGTTTGATCTGTTGTTCCGTTAGCGCCTGCACCACCACCAATGACAGTTACTCTTACTGCCTTCATTCCACTTGTTGGTGTGTACGTTCCTGGGTTATTAAAAACTTGCATGTTATATCCACCACCGCCAGCGATTGTAGTATATTCAAGTCCGTCTGCACCACTATTGACTGTTAAAACTTGACCTGAAGTTCCAACTGTGGTTAATCCTGTTCCACCTTTTGTTGTTGGAACAGTGTCTAATCTAGCATTGTTAACAGTTCCTGAAGCAAGAGCAGTTGCATTCAAATCTGTAAGGGCAGAGCCATTAAGTGCTGGCAATGTTGCAGGGAATCTAGCGTCTGGAATTGTGCCTGAGGCTAAATCTGCTGCATCTAAATTTGTTAAGTTTGCTCC